TTGATTTCGTGCTTTGTTTGAAGCTTGATAATCAGATATTGCAAAATTCATAATATAACTCCTCAATTAAACTAAACCAAAGTTTCTTTTAAATCTTTCCTCAACAATTTGATGCACTATTGAAACTGGGCAGTTTGCCGCAGCTGCAATATCATCACAAAGCAAACTCGTTGTATCCAATAATTCGTTTATTTCCATGTATAATTCTTTCATTGCACTCATAATTTAACTCCTTTATCAATTTATGATACTATTATACAATAAAAACGAATTAATGTACACACTTTTATTCAGTTTTGAAGTATTCTTTAATGAATTTAATGAGATGCTGTTCACGCATAAAGACATATTCCTTTATGTCATCTTCCTGCACTATGACAACAAAACCGTTTTCTGCCTTTTTAATTTCAATTGTATCCATAATAACTCCTATTTTTTACTTGCGTAGACGATACAGATAGTATCATTGGTAGTAGCATAAGCACAACGTACTGCTACTGGGTCGATGCCACGGGCTGTGGCTGTTTCAATGCTTGAGGATAATGCTGCAATGCGTTTTTCTTCGATGATGTTATAACTTACAATTGCAGAAATGATAACTGCTACACCACCAATAATTGCTGATAATAATTCATGCTTCATAATATACTCCTTCATAAAATGGTATCCCGTAGTGGATTCGAACCACTGGCCACCGCCTTAGAAGGGCGGTGCTCTATCCAGCTGAGCTAACGGGACTTAATTAGTACATGTATTACAACTACATGCGACCACATATTCTTTCATTGTGTACCGTATTTCAGCTTTATCTACTGCACCAAAGCAGTGTTGACAAGCTCTACCATCCTGAGAAAAATCTCCCTCAAGACGGTAGCCTTTCTTTAAGTAAACAAAATACTCGTAATCGTCTACTTGTATTTCATCAATTCGTTTATCCATTAAGCCACCTGAACTTTCATCATGGCCATGTTATCATCAGTATAAGCCAAACGTAGGTTTGATGTATATCCTTCTGGTGTTATAACTAACCATGGAATAATGTTACCGGCGGCATTCATATCCATAACAATTTTATCCACTGTACCAGTTAAATCACCAAAAGCACATTTCCAACTAATTTTATTACCGATTTCTAATTTCATTATGTATTTCCTTCTCAATTAATCATTTAATAGAATCATTATATCATAATTAAGAATTAATGTACACAGTTAATTTAAATCTTTTACCACATCACAGATACCATATTTAAGAGCATCCTTAGAACTTAACCATACATCATGTGGTGGCAATAAGAGTTCCCTAATCTCCACTTCATTTAATGATGTAAACTTTTTGTAATGAGCCATCATTTTCTTTGTAGTCAAATCAAACTCTTTAACTGTTGCAAATAACTCATGTTCTTTACCCATACTTCCCCATGAATACTGATGGGATAGTACTGATGTATTTGGTGTTAGAATTCGTTTACCTTTCTTACCTGCTAGAAAGATTAATAATCCAGCAGAGGCGATCTCGCCAATACCAATAGTGTGGACTGGGATTGCTGATCCTCGCATTACATCAATCAATGCAAATGCGGCACTGAGGTTACCGCCTGGAGAACACACTATAAGATTAAGAGCTTCAGGTTTTTCTTCCGCAAAGTTTGCTTCTATAATCCATTCAATTGTATCTTTACATGAGTTGAAATTAATTTCGTCCATCAGCAGTAAGAATGAACTTTGTTTTGGATTTCCACCACCCAGCATCAAATTTAGTTTTTGCATCATATCGTTGTTCTCTCTTTGGTTTATAAAAAATATGTTGACCTATTTTGGTTGTTTTCTTAAGGTTATGCCATTCTGGGTTAACATAGTCTGCATGGTAATATGTTGCACCTTTTGTAATGTCATCGATCATACCATAATTAAGATATGCATACAATGCAACATCACGTACTTCTCTATAGAGACCTGGATCTGGTCTATTATGTTTTTCACATTTCCAAGAGAACTGACAAACCTTATCGGTTCTCTGTTTTACTACTGAACAAATAGAATTAGAGAACTTATGTTTAACTCTATTCATAGTAACCAAAGCTACTGCTAGTTGTCCATCATGTCCTTGGTTTCCTGCTTCGTAATATATGTTTTCTGCAAGGCAATCAATTTGAGTTCTTGCAGTAGGGATCATCCTATTGTAAGAAATTTCTATCGGTCTTTTTTGCTTGATTTCTGTAACGATACTAATAATAATCAAGAGTGCGGCAGTGCTTAACCCAATGAAGAGTGATCGCATGTGTTTCTCCTTTTTTATTTACTGCTAACCAAATACTACCAATAACAAATAAGAGGTGATGCTGAAAGAACCCCTCAGAGCATAATGAAATGCTAGAGGGGCCATGTTACTATTATTTATTTCTTAACTACTTTCTTACGGGTTGGTTTCTTGTAAGTAACCGGTGCTTCTTTCTTTTCTTCTTTCTTAACTACTACTGCCTTAGCCTTTTTATCTTTGGCTGGTGCCGCAATAGTTACAGTAGAAAAAGAAAAAGCTAATAAAACTGCTAATAAAATACTTCTTGTCATACTACTCTCCTTAGTTTTCAAGTATACCATGAATGTCATTTTGTGACAATAGATATACAGGTGCTCCCTCAATAGTAGTTACCTGAACCTTTGACCAATCGATTAGAATCGTTTGACCAACTTCAACTAGATCTACTAAAGGACCAATAGCAATAACTTTTGCTTTGTCAACTTCACCAGTGCGAGTATTTTCAAGCACAATTCCTGATTCAGTCTTCAACTCACTTTTGATTCTTACTGCTGCTACTCGATCTTTAATTGGGGTTAGTTTTGCCATTTCGTCTCACTTTCATTTAATAGATAATTATAACACATGCGCGAATTAAAGTACAATTAATATCCCTTTAATTTGCTAAAGTCTTCTCTTACTTTTATAAACTCTGGTAACCATTTCTTAACTGGTTCTTTAAATACTATGGCTTTCTCATTATCAACTCCCATAATAATAACCAATTGATCTGGTGCTATTCCTGTTTGTTCCCAAAACATATAAGCATAAGCTGCAGTTTGGATAAAATAACCGGGAATGTCTTTCTTTTCTTTCACCCTACCTGAAGTCTTAAAGTCAATTACAGATAAGACTCCCTCATACTCAGCAATACAGTCAACAGTACCTGCTACTTTTAATTTATGCGAGAATAATGGTGACTCTAGGGCGTGGATAACGTCTATGTTATCTAGATGAGGTACTAATGAAGTAAACATTTCCTGATCAAACGGATTAGGATTTGCACTGTCTGTCTTTAGATAGTCTTCGCATAAAGAATGGATCTGAGTACCACGTTTAGAAGCTCTAGATGATATTCTATTTGCTTCCTCTTCACCTACCCGCTTACGCCATTCCTGTATTGATGCATTACTTAATATACCAGTAACAGTTGTGACTGACGGATACTTGGCATCACCTGTATCATAATACCTAACTCCGTCAATCTCAACTCTACTTAACTTTCTTAACTCATGCTCAATAAATGTCTTCACTCGTATCCCTAATAAAATTTAATTTCACTGTTGGATTTTTTTCAATAAACCTATCCCAGCGTTTTCGCCATTCTATAATTAATTTATGGTCACCATCTTTACATGGAATCATATCATATTGGTCTGACCAACTTTCAACCGTTTCTATAAAATATGAATCACACCCATAGATATCAATTTCCTTCTCGCCTTGATTAATCAGAATTTGAACGGCCATATGCCCAGAAGAGCAATATGGATATTCGGGATCTACTAAATCAGCAAAATACTTTAAGAATAGAGGCCTCTTCTTAATCTCATCTACATACATCCAAACTCTACGGCCAAAATAAATTTTATACTTAATCAATTCTGGTCTAATAGCTAAATGTTTTGCAATCTCATTATCTAATATAACAGTGGCATCTACATTGCACCATGGGATATTACATCCAAGTACTTGTGTATATTTTTTATTAGCATTATGATATAATTCCCTGCTAGGGCCATTACATAATACAGCAACAGCCATTATACACCTAAAACGTGTAGTGCATGTTCATAGTGTTTAATACGATCTTCTAAACCAATATAACCGCCATTAATCTTTTTAGTCATAGTTTTAATGTCACCAATATCAGCAAGTGCATTCAATTTGTTTTTATTCCAGAACCAAACTGCAGATGTCAAAGCAGTCTCTTTATCAAGAGCTACTACATCAGGATTATCCATTACAGTTTCAGGATCTTCAAACATATCATTCGCAAACTTGGTGTAGTTATCCTTACCAGTTAACTGGATTGGACCCCGACCACGATATTTCCAACCTTCGCCAGATGCTTCATCACCATTACCCATACGACTAGCATAAACTTTGTTAGCAATCTTTTCTGGTTTACGTTCATATGCTTTTGCTGTTGCGTCATCTTTGAAGTACTTACCAAAAATACCTTTAAGACCCGTAGCACCGTAGTTTAGGTTCTCTGTAAGAGTAGTAAACCCAGCAGACTCATGACCACATTGGGCCAAGAATGCAGCAACACGTTTAGGTGTATTAATATCATAGTCAGGTAAGATCTCATTGATCGCATCTGCCCATACTTGTGGTTCTTTATTCTTTGGGAATAATTCTTTAAATGTTTCTGCTGTAAATTTAAAAGCTAAAGCCATACTAGTTTCCTTTTTCGTTTATATCTTCGTATTTTAATTTGGCCATGATATAATCCTTGACTAAAGAAGATCGTACGATATCGTCTACCGTAAATTCAATTCTTGTAAAGGCTTCCATATGTTGCGCGATATCAAAGAACTTAAGTATACCGGTTTTGTCACCGTGTTTACGTAAGTCGGTTTGACGATAATCGCCGCACCAAATAATTTTAGAACGATACCCAACTCGAGTCATGACTGTATCGATCTCTTCATAGTTCATATTCTGCATCTCATCAACAATAATGATTGCATCATCAAAACTCATACCTCTAATAAATGAGGTTGATATGAATTCAATCTTGCCTTGTTCTTCTAACCTACTCCAAGCATCCTTACGTGCAAATAGTGTTTCGCATATCTGCAAATATGGTTGTTTGTATATATCCATCTTGTCATTCACGTCACCTGGGAGGTGCCCGATCTCTCTGGATTGTACTGCAGACCTAACAATAATAATCTTATTGAATGGATTTGTTCGATCTAATACCTCTTCTATTGCTTTGTAAAGAGCACAGAATGTTTTACCTGTACCTGCTACCCCATGCAATGCAATAAAGTAATCGCCGATTTTGTATGCATCAAAGAATTTCTTTTGATTATCGGTCAGTGGTTCAAATGCTCTTAGATCATCTAGTCTGAGTGTTAAATGATTTCCTTGTTTAGGTTTAATTTCTACTACTTCTGCGTCAGGTATAAGTAACTGTGGTCGAGCTCTACGGGCCATTTAATATCCTTAATTATATAATTATTTTTTCTTACGAGGCTTAGTTTTTCCAACCGATATATTATGTATCTTTTTCTGTTTAGTAACAGCCTTTTGATTAGTAGTTCTTGGCACACGCTTCTTTTTTATTTTAGTTGCCATTATAGATCCCTCGAAGTTTTATTAAGAGTACTACCTGCAGTCTTTTCATGAATGCGCTGTAAGACTTCTTTAAATCCCTGATCTGGTCTTACTAAACCAAGTCTAACAGGATCTATAAAAGACGAACCGGAAATTACAGTTTCCATGTTGGGATTTTCAGCAAGCCATTCTTCGCGTGCAGAAATCCCCATGAATTTTTCAATTACTTCACCGGTTTCTTTGTTTCTAAATTCATAAAGTGGCATAATATTCCTTGTGTTATTTTCTATTTATCACAGAATATAAACTAGAATAAAACCAACTATAATAAAAAGCCAAGCTAAAAAATATAATCCACTAAGCATATTGTATCCATTCGGGTGTTTCACGTTTTTTCCAAGAGAACATACGTTGCTTTTCACCATTGTAGTAATTTTTATAAGATTGAATTGAGTTACCAGGAACTTTGTACTGATCGGGCATAGCTGGAGTTGGTTCAGTCCAAGGGGAATTTAATGATATGTTTTTAGGTAGACCACTTAGAGGATTTAATAGCATAGAACATTTATGCACCTTCTCATAACGATATGTGTATTCATTTAATAGTGCAACATACATATCAAATAACCATAGATAGTTTCTAGCAGATTGCCGTGCCCATACAGCAGAAGGGTGATTGATATGGGTAGCTGAATAAAGAGTAGTGTCACGAGCATCTGATAATACCCATCGTTTTACATTACGACCAGTAGCAGTTTTACCTATTACTTGATCACCATCAAGTACACGATGGGCAGTAGAAAGTAATTGTGCATATTCCAAAATCATTTTGACACAGTGTTTGTCAACATGCATTTTTGCACAAGTTTTTGGATTGTCAGACAAATAAAAAATATTCATATTACCTCATAATAAAATGGAGCGGGATACGGGGATCGAACCCGTGACCCAAGTTTGGAAAACTCTTATGTTGCCATTACACCAATCCCGCATTAAATACATTATAACTTAAATATCTATTTTTGTACACTATTGTTTGCGGCTGCGATATTTGCAGCAGTTTCAGCATTTACTTTTGCCCAGTATTCTGAGTCATCCTTTTTTTTCTTTTCACCAAAGATTCTATCCATGCCCTCATCAAAGGCTTTAGATCCTGCTTTGGATTGGATTGAATCTCCAGTTATATCATTTTTAGCTGCCATACTTAGTCCCAAAGATTTTGATAATATTTTCCAAATAGTTTTAAACCATTTGTAATTCTATCTTGGTGTTTTCTAAGAGCGTCAAAATCTACTTTAAATGTATGATTAGGACCTTTTTCTAATGTGCTACATGTAGGATTGTCTTTACTTTTGGTCCACACATGATCTATTTCACCTGAATAGTATTGCTCTTCCCAATCATCCATACAAAGCTGCTCAAAAGACCAAATCATTTGGTCCATAATATAATCCCAGCGCCTGAAATGATTACCATCGGTATCCCATTCATTCTTTTTGGCTGCTAGTGCTGATTTAGTAGTGCTCCGGAGGTTCTTGGGGACATCTTCGTCATCAGTATTTGGTGCGCCATGCTTATGTTCTCTTAGTTGCTTAAGCATAGGTAGAATGATTGGACTCAGCGTAGAGTCCATAGACCAAGTATCGTACTTGTCAATCTTAACATATTCAATACGAGGATGTAGGATGTCAAGCAGTTTCATCCAAGCAGTACATATAGGTTCTAATGCTTTATTGATTGCTACTATGATTGGTTCATCATAATCAATCTCACGCCAAAAGAAGATCTTTTCAGCAATGGTGTATGGACTTACCCAATGATCTCTATATTTGCTTATGTATACTTTCATATGCTCTCTTTTCAAAAATAGTTCTAACTAATTCTAAATCATCTTCAGTATCTACACCTATACTGGCCTGTTCGGATGAAACAAAAACACTAATCTTATGCCCATTGTATAATGTCCTTAGTTGTTCTAAAGACTCTGAGTATTCAAGTTCACATTTTTCAAGAGTATTATATTGCTTAAGGAATTTTGCAGTATATGCATATATTCCTACATGGCTATACCCAATTGATGTTGTTACATTACGTGGATATGGAATAGTTGCTCGACTAAAGTATAATGCATGGCCATTCTTATCCATTACCACCTTAACCGTGTTAGGACTAAAGAATGAAATATTATCTTTTATTATATGACAAGCAGTTGCTATAGAAGCTTCAGGGTGCTCTGCTAGATTATTTGCAGTATCCTTAATAACTACCGGTGATATTAACGGTTCATCACCCTGCACATTCACAATGATATCGTCATCATGCCATCCTAATAGTTCTACGACTTGAGCAATTCGGTCAGTACCTGTTGGATGTTGTTCATCAGTCATAATTGCTTTAAACCCATACTGATTAACTACATTCATTATTTCTAAGTTATCTGTAGCCACAATGACTTCATCGGCGCCACTTTTAATGGCACTTTCTACAACTCTAATAACCATTGGCTTACCACAAATATCAGATAATGGTTTTGCTAGTAAACGTGTACTACCATATCTTGCTGGAATAACTACCTTGAATTTATTCATTAATATACCCTACCGTTTCACGTTGAATATCGTCATGATCAAATTGTGCCCAATATAATTCAAATGCAACAGTATCTTCTAATGCTTCAAATTGATGGTACTCTCCAGGTTTAACTTTTGTGTATTGCCCTGCAGTTAGAATAGTTTCATCTATTAAATTGTATTTACTTTTCCAAACACTTATCTTTAATTTACCCGACTCAACAAAGAACCCATTCCATTTATGCTGATGAATATGCTTACTGCATACACCACCCTTTTTAATTTCAATACGATGAAATTCTAAACTAGAATTACCTTCAATAAGAGAGGTTTCACCCCATACTTTACCTTGAATCATATTTACCTTTTGTAATTATATTTTACAATTTGTTCAACTACTGTCTCAAAGTCTTCTATCTTGAGCATATTAGGGCCATCACTTGGGGCATTATCAGGATCTGTATGAACTTCAATAAAGAAATTCTGTACACCTAATGCGCTAGCAGCTCTAGCAAGTCCAGGTACATAATCTCTATTTCCACCACTACTGGTGCCAAGTCCACCGGGTTTTTGCACTGAATGTGTTACATCAAATACTACATTATCATAATGTGTTAGCATGTAATCTAACCCAGTGTAATCAACAACTAAAGTATTATATCCAAAACTTGTTCCACGTTCTGTAATCCAAACCTCTTTAGCCCCATCAGTTTTTGATAGAATACCGGCAACATCCCATGGGGCCAAGAATTGACCTTTCTTGATGTTGATAATCTTATCTGTTTGGCATGCGGCTTGGATTAAGTCTGTTTGGCGGCATAAGAAGGCAGGGATTTGTAATACATCAACAGCATTAACCCATTCTTCTATAAGATCAATGTGCGATATATCATGGATGTCTGTTAGAATTTTTAATCCATTGATCTGTTGTTTCATATAAGCAAAGTCATTCATAGTTTCTACAAGGCCAACTCCTCGTTTACCTTGCATACTACTTCTATTAGCTTTATCATAACTAGCTTTGAAAATATACTCGATGCCATGCTTAGCACAAATCTCAGAACAATGTTTAGCAATATAAATGCTATGTTCTAATAATTCATGTTGACATGGTCCCGCAATAATTTTCATATAGTTACCTTAAAATGGTGGAAGAGATAGGAATCGAACCTATTCACCCAGTGAGAACGGATTTACAGTCCGCCGCGACTCTCCTACTTCGCCGCTCTTCCATGGTAGCGGGAACTGGATTCGAACCAGTGATCTCTAGCTTATGAGGCTAGCGGGTTGCCACTTCCCTATCCCGCAATAACTTGGTCGGAGTACAAGGATTTGAACCTTGGACCCTCTGGTCCCAAACCAGATGCGCTACCAAACTGCGCCATACTCCGATTATAATTCTTCTAATGACTCGATTTCTTTTACTAAAGTGTCTAAATCAGATTCACCTGAAATGATTGATGATCGATCCACATTTTTACGTTGTGTTGCACCTACTTCATTTTCTTTTGGACCATGGTATGGAAGAGTTTCAATAACTCCACCATTTTTCAAAAATTCCTGCATTGCTAATTCAAAGTCGCTCATTATTTATCCTTAAGATTTGTCATAAAAGTTAGAAATTTTAAAATATTTTTCAGCGCTTGTAAATGAACATTTGTATGTTTTACCAGCATCTTCAAAGATGTATGGATATTTACCAGCACGTGGATTAAATCCAACTAAAGTTTTACCACACTTAGAAGTTTTTACAAATGCAAATTTACGCATTGCATCATCTAACCATACATCTTGAATGGATTTAACACCAATCACTTTAGCTTCCATCTTAGTGGTAAAAGAACCTGCACTGAAACTGATGTTGCCAAGTTTAATTTCAAGATTGTTTTCTTTAGCGTACTTTGATAAGATCGCATTAAGATCTTCACGAACAGTTTTAAGGTTTGTTTTATCGAATTTTTTAATCATAATATATTTCCTTCTCAATTAATTTAATATAAAGCTATTATACACTAAATAAGAATTAAAGTACACACTTATTTAGTGTTTTATTAAAATAATTATGCAGCCATTGCTAGTAATTCATCAGCGATAGTAATCTTACGTTGAGAGTTAGCACCAAACCAAGAGTTGAATAAACGGTTGTTTTGGTTACGACCAGCTTCCCAATCAGAGTACTGAGTGAAGGCATTTAGTAAACCAAATCCAGTACCCTTAGCAGACTCTAAATCCGCACCTAATGCATCACCATTAAACAACTCTAGAATACGAGCAGGTTGACGACCTAGATTGATTTCATTGCTATCAAAAACCTTAGCAAGGAATTCAGATGCCATTTTATTTGACATTTTTAATTTTGCTAGAGTTTTCATTGCAGCAGTATGAGAAGCTAGAGATTCGTAAACGCCTTCTAGTTTAAGTTTAGCTTGACCAGCATCGAATACTGAGTTGTG